ATCACGGACTACGACTTCCAAGTGCGGTGCTGGATCCCGCTGCCGCCGAAAATCGGCACCTGCATCACGGGGATGAGTGGCTCCGGGAGATGCGGTGCAGCGGCCTTCTGCTCGGAACCGGCGACGTGCTGCCTGCAATGCGATAAGGATGATTGTAATGGCCGCTGCGAATGGATTGAGGGGGGGCGAACATGAGTGATTACATTAGCCGGGAGGCGGCGGTTGAATGCGCAAAACACGCATACGCCAAAGGTTTGGAACCGACGCAGTACATCGAAGAAATACCCGCCGCCGATGTGGCGCCGGTGCGGCATGGGCGGTGGGAACGGTCCTTTGAAGATTATCGCCAGCAGCTTGAGGGCGATAAGTGTTCCGTGTGTGGGTTCGAGTATTACGGGACAGGAATCATCCGCTTTCGTTACTGCCCCAGCTGAGGCGCAAAAATGGAAGGTGGTGCAGACGGATGATGCGGTGCAGCGCTGAAGCTTATTCCGTTTGCCCGTTCGCTTCCTATTGTGCGCCCCGAGCCGAGGCCACTTTCATGGAGGGCAGCGATTGCGACGCCTCCAACCAGCGAATTGACGACGCTATTGAAAAGATCATGCGTTCAGAGGATGATTCTAATTTACAGGAGGATGCAAGCTGTGATAGACTTTTGGATTTTCTTGGCCTACGTCATCGGTATGGCAATCTGGCTGCGGCTGCTGGTGTTCCTGAATCATAAGTCTGGCAACATTTTCGGGCTGGACGGCGTGGGCTGTGGGACCTATCTCCGTGTTGTTGTTATTGCCGTGTGCTGGCCCTTTGCCGTCCCTGGTGCCTGCTTAATCTTCGTGCTAACGTGGTTTTTCCGGAGCCACGGGGAGGACTCCGATGACTGATTACCCCTACACCGTAACAAGTCCCTCCGGGGAGACCGTTTTGCAGGCGGCGGAAAGCTGCCGGTATCCTCGGCTGGTTGAGCTGGCCTTGCTGGAGGCGGGCTACATCGTCCGCCTCCATGGAAAGAAAATCACGAAAACCGAAATGCGAAAGGAGATGCGCAAATGAAGCCGCTGAAAACCGGCGACCCCTGCCCGTGCTGCGGGATGCCCATAAAGTCTACCAATCCGGAAATGCTTCGCTTGCTGACCGATATCCGGGACTTTGGGTTCAGCCTGCGCGACGCTGAAAGAGTGGCGGCTCTTCTGAAGAAGGAACAGGAGGCTGCGGATGGCACGATGTGATTGGGAAATCATTTTCAAAGTCGAAAAGGCGCACCGTCTGGTAATGCCGTCCTTCGCCCGCGTCCTCCAGTGGCTTGCGGGCAACGGCGCGAAATGCACCTCCATCTTCATCCGGAAACGGCAGAAGGAGGACAGCAATGGCTAAAGCGGTACTTATCAGCATCCGCCCGGAGTGGGTGAAAAAGATTCTGGCCGGAGAAAAGACGCTAGAAGTTAGAAAGACCCGTCCGAAACTGGAAGCGCCTTTCAAGGTTTACATCTATTGCACTGCCGGAAACCTGAGCTATGAGGTTAATAACGGGATGATGTGCAATATTAGCGGCGGAAAACTGGTTGTCGGGGAGTTTGTTTGCGACAAAATCGACTGCGTGGACATCCCGTACCCGGCTTTCATGGGGAGGTTGGACAAGCACTGGACGGAAGATTCCTGTTGTACTTACTATCAGCTGCACCGGTACTTTTACCATGACAGGGCCTATTTCTGGCACATTTCCGGGCTGAAAGTCTATGATAATCCGCTGGAACTTACGGCGTTCCGGAAGCCAGAGCTTCCCACGGGGCTGCGGTACGAAGAGGATGCAATCAAACGCCCGCCCCAGAGCTGGTGCTATGTTGAAGAGGAGGACAGCAATGGCTAAAAACACAAAGGTTGTCGTGGGGCCAAACTTCCTGGCGCACTGGTATATCTACGACTTTCAGGTCTGCGAGGGACGGCCGGAGCTGCTGCGGACGATGGATTATATCAACCGGCACGGCTATGACCTGATCTCCGTCACCCAGTATCAGGAAACCTACACGGTATTCTTCCGCCGCCGTGCCTGCGGGTAGGGGGTGAGGGTATCAAGATCCTCAGCACTATGCGAGCCGGGCGGGTCGTCCGGCAGGCGCTCTACTCGCCCCGCGATCCTACCACAAACACCCGGCGGCGGGCGATCAGCATTTCCGCCGAAGACAAGAAGCGGGCAAACCTGAAAACCAGCTATGAAAAGCTTCTGATGCTGGCGTGTGCGAATTTCCTCCCGGGCGACTGGTGGGTGACGCTCACCTACGATGATACGTTCCTCCCGGAGAGCCGGGAGGAATCCCGGAAGTACTGGCGCAAGTCCATGCGCTGGTATCGGAAGTACCGCAAGGACAACAAGGACGCGCTGCGCTATGTCTACTGCACCCAACTGACTACCAGCCGGGGCGGTCGGCGGCTCCACCACCATATGATTCTCCGGTACGAGGACGACATGGATCAGGAGAAGCTGGAATCCCTCTGGCAGTGGGGGCATGTGCATATGCGCAAACTCAAGGACTGGGACGAGATTCTGGACAAAGTCCACTACATGTGCCGGGAACCCCGCGAGCTTGGGGTCTACGTTCCCGGCGAACAGATGTGGACGGCAAGCCGGGGACTTGTCCGGCCGCAGATTACCTACACAACATTTGATTCCGACGCGATTGATATCAGCGTTCCGTCAGGCTGTACCGCTCTGAGCGACCCGGTGCAGCTTCCCGGATACGGCGGATATAAGACCATCATTTACATTGAAAACATGTGACGAATAGGGGGTGCTTCCTCCTATATCGGCTGGAGGGAGGTACTAACCAATGGACACACAGAAACAAACTTTTTCGCGGCTATTGCATATTTCTCCCGCGTGTGGTAAAATAACGGCAACAAGGGAAAAAGCCTTGTGCCCGATATGCCGGAGGGGCGTGGTTGCCTACCTGCTGCCGGAGACGACAGCGAAGAATCTGCCAGTAAAATGCAAGCGCTGCGGCGCTGAGCTGATCGTGAATATTTCCCGAGTGCCTGTGCCTTGAGCCTGTGCCATGTATCGCAAGAGCGATGCTTGGTGCAGGCTTTTTCTTTTGCCCCGGAGGTGGCGTATGTTCGACTACAGCCGCAAAAACAAACGCTGGCGGAATCTGCGCAAGCGGGCGCTGCGCCGTGACCACGGCTTCTGCCGGGAGGCTGCCCGATACGGACGGCGCGTCCCGGCCACGGTGGTGCATCACATCTGGCCGGCGGAGGATTATCCCGAGTATGCCTATTGCCTGTGGAACCTGGTCAGCCTCAGCACGTCAGCCCATGACGCCATGCACGACCGGGATACGCGAAAGCTTACGGCGCTGGGGCTTTCCTGGAAAAATCGCACCCCCCCACCCCCTTCCGCCGAATTTTAGGGACGCTTACAGCTGGGCGGGGAACTCCTTTCACACGCAGCGGAGAAAATTTCAGAAAAAATCCGGCCGCTAAGAAGATCCAGGGCGCGTATGTGGGCGGGACGCGCTTGCATTGCACGGCCATGGGGCGCGGAGACATCGTACGGAGGTGAGACGGTGAGCAAAGAAATGCAATACGCTGAACAGCTTCGGAGTTTGGGCATCTACGACCCGGCTTTTGACGGCGCAATCCACATCCTGTGCATCCAGGAGCGGGAGCTCAGCAGAGCCATGAAGGCATGGAAGGCCACAGCGCCCAGCCCGAAAGACGCGCCGTCCATCACGGATCCGATTTATGCGGAAATCGCCAAGCTGCGCCGGGACATCCTGGCACGCCAGGACGCTCTGGGGCTGACCCCAAAGGGACTGCAGCGGCTTCGGAAGCAGATGGTGCCTGCCGGTGACAGCGCCCCGCCGCCCGCTGCCGGCAATCAGGCGCTGACTCAGCTGCTGGATTCCATCCGAGGAAAGCACAGTGCCGGCACCCCATGAGAAGATCGTAATGGGCTACGCCGAAACAGCGGCGATCAGCCCCCGGGCGTGCCTGGATGTACAGGCAGCCTGCAAGCGCTTCCTGGCCGACCTCCAGGATTCCCGCTGGGACTTCCGCACGGATATGGCCGAGTCCATCATCGAGATTATCGAGACGCTTTTCTGCCACCAACAGGGTGAGGACCTCTCCGGCCGCCCTATGCGGGGCAAGCCCCTGATTCTGGAGCCTTTCCAGCTGTTTATCATCTACAACCTATGCGGTTTCTTTCTGCCGGGTACGGACATCCGCCGGTATCAGGAGGCCATGTG